GTGCGATGAAATTCGCATCTATCCGCATGCTGTCGTATTCGAAATTTGAGAATTTAATGGTTATGGGGTTGCCACTCGCTGGACCTTCTCCCTGCGCGAGAACTCCAAAAAACATACAAATGTACGCGCTTGTATGCGGAATATCGTCGCCCGTGTAGTTCCAGTCGAGGATTGTAGTACCGTCTGAGGCAACTACTGAATAGTAGACATATGATGGAGTCCATTCGATTGTAAAGACGCAGCCGCTATCGTTTATATAGGGGTTGGTGCTCAGACAACCATAGTGAATATTTTCAGGGTGCGAGTCGATGCTTGCAGGATGACAGGAAAACCAGATTCTCTCATCATATCCAGGCCATTGATTGATTTCAATATCTAGCTCGTTGGGTATGTCTGTGTTTGGATCGTCATAGTAGGTGCAGAGACCCAGGCTCGCGTTTCTCTCGATGTTTAGCGTGGGGGAGCTTGCCGTCCACCTTATACGCCCGTATTGGTAAGGGGTCGGGGTCTCGAAAAGTACACCTTTATAGATGCCATCGAACTTCTGCATCCTCAGATTGAGGTCGCCGTTATCGTCTACCCATGCATTCGAGCGATCTACTCTTGGTCCCTGACACCAAACCCATGAAATACCTTTCCAGGGCAGCCTGTCGTTTTCTATGTAAGTTACCATGATATCCTCACTCTTCTATCAGTTCAACCTCGCCCTCGAAATCAATACCTACAGTCTGATTCAAGTCTTTAATTAACTTCCTCAATATATTCTTGTCTTCCAGATCATTCGCTCGCTTCTGAGCCTGTACTTTTGCAACTTCAAGTGCCTGATCCTTGAGAGATGTAATTAGTGCCTGCCGTTCTGCTGCTGTTTCCGGAAGATTGTAAGGTATTGCGACAGGTACGGAGAATTCTGGGTATAAAGGAAGTGGAAGCCCGTTCTGTCCTATCACATCTGTCAGAATTATATTCCCATCTGAATCTCTCATAGGGTTGCCTCGATCTTCCCATGTGATTATTATATTGCGTCCTGAGTCGGGAGTATTTGCTCTGAGTCGTCTTAGTTTGATTGTTGCCATGTTATTATTCACTCCCATTTCTTGTAGTAATTGTTCTTCCAGACGTATTGAGGGATGCGATTACTCTTGGAGTAGATCCGTCAATACCCATAAATGTACTCACACCTATTTCTCTTGTTTCGTTTCCTATGAGTACAGCCGCTATCATTCGTTCTATTTCAAGTCGCGTGAATGTGCCTTCAACGATACTATTATTGAAATCGACATCTGAAACAGCTTCAAACTCAATAGAGACTGGGATCATGCCCGTTCCTGAAATATTCACCTCACCAAATCCATACTGAGTTATATATGAAGCGGGAATAACAACTTTCCATTTTCCGATAGTCGCGTTCCAGATTACTGAGGGGTTTACAATCGTTTCATCTGGTTTTTTATACTCAGAGATAACAACTACAGCCCCTGGCAGCGCACTTCCATCAGAGGCTCCTGTAAATGGCCCCGAATAATCATCTTTAGACGCTCGGAAAAGTAGATATTGATCTGTTCCATCTTTGTATATTTTTGGCATTATGAAGCCTCCCAAAGTGGCAGTAAAAAGCTGAAATATCCCTTTAGCCACCAATATAATTTTGAAAGCGAGTCTATAGGTGTGGCTGCATTTACAGTGATATAATCAGTTTTCACTTTGCTAAAATTGCCTAACTCGTTTCTGACTGTCAGATTGACAGTATAAATTCCAGGATTAGTGAAAACATGAGTTGTATTACGTTTTGTAGAATCAATTGTCCCGTCGTTTTCAAAATCCCAATAATACGCATCTGCCTCTTTTGGATACGTGGTCGCAGAAAAACTAACTGCCTGAGTTTCCTTTATATTTTGAGATGAGCATGAAACGTTAATCCCATCCCCTATATACACAACGCTATAATCCCCATTTGGAGTGCCATTGCCTATACTTGCATATATAGAATTTCGTGCCGTATAAGTGGCTAACACACCTATAGCTGATGATCCCTGAATATTCGTGGGGGTTGACCCAGAATCATACACTTTATGAATTCCGTACCCATCAGATGTAGCAAAAAGTTGTATAGGAAGTTCTTGGTTATCATTAATTTGAACTAATCCAAATACAGCATACGGAGAATCCCCGTATTTTATTGCTGCCGTAGAACCATACGCGGCTTGTGCATGATTCCACGTTTTCGCAATTGTGTATATCAGGCGAGGCTCGACGTGGGTATTTACTGTCGCGGTTCCTAATTGTGGTCTATCCCATCTATAGACTCTCACATTTTCCGGATTATCCGTTACAAAGAGAACGTTTTCTGGCAATGGGATAATTTGAGTAAACTGTGGGGCTAATGATCCGCCCGTATTACGCCAATTTATAGTCGTCGCGTCAGTGTAGTATATATAATGATTTCCTACTCCGTCGCCTGTCACCGCCCATAATAAATTTTCATACGGATCGTATTTTAGGTCGTGGAAATGAAAATTGGATTTCGAACCTACATCTAAAATCGTATTCCAGGTTAACCCTTCATCTTCTGATTGATATATATATCGTCCACTTCCATACGCAGTATTTGTATAATCTGCAAGCCATACTGTAGATTCTGATACCGTCAGCCCGAAATGTTCTGAAGGTCTAGCTATAGGAGCATTTTGCATGGTGTACGTTAGCTGGAAGTTTTGACCGTTTGTATCGCTGACATATATTTTACCCGCGTAATTTATGAGTAGAATACGCCCGCTATCGAATTTATGAAACTGTTGTATTGAATGGTTATCGGGGTCAGTGAATATTGTTGACCATGTAACGCCCTGATCTGAAGAACATTGTACGTGTGATGTGTTTGCCCTTACATACAAAGTGCCGGATTCATCCACGCCTAGCAAACGTCGATTACCGAGTGAAAACTCATCTATATACATGCCGGCTAGAGGATTGTCACCCTTCGTGTAAGTATAGACATCTTCAAAATTGTTATAATAATTTTGTTCAATTTCGTCGCTAGAAAGATCTCTGTTATATATTCTAACAGTTGCTACACTCCCATTGAAATAGCCGTAATCATTCCCATGCTGACCTATAGTAAGGGGGTTAGATGATGTTGATATGGATGTCGGTACGGAGTCCCCTGTAGCGGAATATACGACAGAAGCATCATCATAAATTTTTACAGTTCGGGATGTCCCATTGTAGGTACATACTATCTGATGCCAATTGTCATTTTGTATATGTGGATATACCCCTCCAAAACTTTTCAACCCTGTAGCGGTTCTTATACCAAATGTTAAAACGCTTGCTCCAGACGTGTCACCTATTTTAATACTATAGGCATTTTCTTTACTGATTGGATACACGTTTTTTGTTTTATCTTGATATACACTGGGCTTGACCCAGATTTCGACTGTCAATTTATCAGTTACATCAAGTGACGTAGATGCTGGCACTGTGATATACTGGGATGACGCGTTTCTGAAAGTTCGGTATTTATGACCGTTTCCTACATCAACTAACGTAGACCCAACGTTCGTGCCGTTATTTCCTAGTCCACTGCTATCTACTATTTGATCTCCACTATCTGATGACCAATCATATGATGCCACCAAACCATCTGTTACATGCGTTGCAGATGCACATCCACTAAAGATCAAAATACAAAATGTAATTAAAGAAATCAGAAATTTCATATAACCATCCCGTAAGATTGCAAGAATTTGCTAAGCGATCCTATAGTTCCAACGTCTAACGCTTTCGGAACATCCGTGATGTGTGGGGAAGCGAAATAAGACGCGTCAAATACGTTATCTGCAAAATAATTAGATGCAAAATAGCCTTGTATATACGAATGAGATGTAAGGTCACTGTAAATTATTCTGCCGTGATAAATTTGCCCGTTCCCGGGGAATAATTTTAGTTCATGAATGTTCCCGCTTTCGTCTTTTTTGAATTCGAGTTGTTTAGGGCGGTATGTGTGCAGGAAAAAATCAATTTCTGTTTTATCAGGATCATATAGAGCGATCCAGGGTTTAGCGAGATTTTGCAAGCCTGTTGATGCGCTTGTGGTATCTGAGAATTGGTATGTTGCAGAATATTTTCCTTGAGAATTAGGAGCATAATAAGTGACGATTTTAAGCCTAACTGCTGAAAAATTCGGTGCAACCGTTCCAGCAGGTGGAAGATCTACACGAAGCCCGATGCGCTTGAGTGTACCCTTATTTTGAGAATAAGTTATAGAAGACCCTGTAAGAGAACCGTTCTTAGACTGTCCTGATTCCCCTTTTGGAAAAACACTTCGTCCGTTGCCTGTCCCATACACATCTGAAAATTTCGTACCATCTGCTAACGTGCAATTCGCATCTGTATCGGAAACACTAGCATAGGCTGAATCAAGTTTGCAGGTACGACATAATTGATATGCTGTGCCGTTGTGTGTGTATATTTGTGCACTTGTATCAGCGAGATAATCAGGGACTTGAATTTCGAGATATGTTGGGCGAGCTACATCACCGCAGATGTTATCAATAAGTAAAACATCATTTTGAACGGGATTATTATCTATATCAAACCGAAGTGCGTTAACCAAATTATAATTTATACCAGTATTATGATTTGGGTTCGATAAAGGCAATACAAAACGCTGCCAGTTGCCTGTATAAGTTCCTAAATTCCAATATGCTTCTTTCCCCGTTGAGTCATATATATATAATTGACCAGTTTTTCCAATTGGTCCTTTGACATCAAAGCATATAAATTGTACAGATGATATATTTATAGACTTATTTAATCTGATATAACATTCTGCATATGTCCCACCCACTGTTAGTTTTATCGCCCCGCTTCCGGATATTTTATCATTTGTTTCAAGCGTGATGGTGCCTCTGCCCGTTTGCACAACCCAATTATCTACAGTTTCACAATCATCGATAACAGTAGGATTATTACTCACTGAAGTATTCTTAACAATAAACTCCTCAGTTATCGAATGACCAACGGTATCCACACTCAACAAATTAAGCTCTTTCAGCTTCCCCGCCGATAACGTTTTACTCGAATTTGTCCCTGAAACATCCTGTAAATATACCCCGTCACCCTCGATAATATTAACAGTCCCTACACAATAATCAGGAGAGCCGGGACCTTTAAGCCCGCCAAATGGACTTTCAGCTATAGATAAACGGTTGCTGTTGAGAGTGTATTCGTTATTTAGAGGGAGGATGTTAGGATTGCCGGAAGGCAATACGAGAACCTTTCCTTCAGTCTCGATTGTGATAGACTCCCCATGCACATAGACAGGAGAAAATGGGGCAGATGGAGTTGGAAGTTTCATTAACGCCACCTGTCTACTGACACCGTGATAATCGCAGCATTTGAAGCGTCAGAATTCACAATTTGAGCATAGATATACCTGGGGATCGCGTCTTTCTCAATATATTTCCAAGCTGTAGCAGGTGTTACATTGCCAGCCCCTAAAGTAAACGGCTGGACTAGTGTGCTTATCCCGCCTGTAGCTGCGTCAACTGAATAAATATTTACAGTAACATTCGTTGAAGCTCCGGTATTTTTTACTCTGATCTGAACTTTAGTAAGTCGAGTAGTTTCGAGTCTGTCTGAAGGATCCGAAGTCGTCGAGGCTGCTACAGATTGATCTGTGAAAAGGTTGATAGGATCAAAAACTAAAGGAGAGTACATCAGAACCCTCCTTATATAACAGTATAAAGAATGTAATACTTGCCCGTCAGAGCAGCTGCGCCCTGTACAAGAATCTTACCCGTGATGTAGTCATTTGTCCCGCCGTTTTCATCGACTACCTGACGGGATTTCCCGTGTTCTCCTTTGTCTGCCATGTTAAATCACCGCCTGCCAATCAAAAGTAATATCATCGTCGGCTTCTGAATCTATAGTAATTGTAAAAGTAGTCGCTGTTTTGGCAGAAACATAATATTGTTTTCCAGCGGTTGATGTGGTTGGAGTGAGTAGTACTCTAGTTGGTGTTGCTGCTAGTCCGTGAGTAACATCAACGGTAGTCGAAGATGCTGTAACGGTTGCACTACCAACGTTATTGGTTACGTACCCTAGGTTATTGGATACCTGTATATTTGTACCAGTTGACAAATTCAACGTTTTACCGCTTATATAATTATCTGTTATAATAATGTTTCTAGGCACAATCTCAAAATGTGTATCTGTGTATATAGCAGATGCTGCACTATCTGTAATAATGTTTTGTGCTACTACGAAATCAGTAGCTCCCAGAAGAGCAATACCGTACCCATTGCGACATATTATATTATTCGTTATTAACCCCTTAGATGCGCGATTATTGCACCAAATACCGCCATAGTAAGGTGCTTCGTATCCATTGTTGTATACAAAATTATTTGTAACAATTGTTCTTGTTGGTCCACCTAATCGAATGCCAGCCCTTGCATTATCATGAGATACACAAGAGGATATTTCATTATATTTAGCAGGTGATCCATCCCCTACGGACGATGTATTTATCTGTATACCATGCTCTATTGCGTTCCTTGTTTCAACATTGGAGACTAACGAACTGTACACATCAGATAAATAGATTAGATACGCAGCGTGATCAGTACCATCAATTACGATATCTTTGATTACTATATTACCAGTGTTAACTGTCTGCTCTTTAATAACTTTTGAACCCTCCAAACCCACTGCAGACGGACACGTTAACACAGTACAGCCGTGTATACCTTGCAGTGTTGTGTTGCCAGGTATTAATATAGTGGCGCGTATGTCGTAATTACCCTCCATCAACTGTACTTTACCACCACTTTGCAGTGAATTAATTGCAGTTTGAATTGTTACATCATCATTCGTCCCATCACAAACATAATCAGCCTGTGCCTTACTCTTCTCCGAACTATCAGAAGCAGCTACAACAATAGTCGCAGAACGAGTTCCTGCTGTTAGAGCGTCAAGTTCGGTTTTGATAAGACCGAATTCAGAATATAATTTTTGAAGTAATGAACCTGGTTTACTCCGCAGAGTTGCCAGGGGTGTTTGAGTGTAAGCCATTATAAAAATCTCCTTGATGTTAGGTACTTAGGGAGTCCCGAAAAAATGTAACAGGCTTAAATGCCTGTAGCTGTTGCTATTGCATACGGTTCAATAGTGACAGGTACGTTGTCATACCACATCTGAATGATAGTCTGGTGGGTCTCGTTGTCGAAATATTTGTTCATGTTGAACCCATAAGACAGGCTTTTGCTGATCTTCTGACCGTTCTGCATGGTTTCATAAGTTCCACTCATCGCGGAATATCTGGGGCTCTGGTTGTAGAAAATTGTAATGCCTGGGTTATTGCGGTCAATTGCAATAATAGACCCTTCCGAAATTCCCGAGAGAAGCCGGTGAACTGTAGCTCCCACGACTGGAATTTCCAGAGTGTCGCGGTTTCCGTTGTTCGGAGTACCGTAGAGCTTCTCCTGTTTGTACTGGTCGATATCAATGGATGTAAGGTATTTTTTTAGCTCCTTGAAATTGTCCTTGTGTACGAATACGTCAGTCAGTCTGTATGGATATCCTTCCCGAATGAAAGCATCTTCGAGGTCTTCCAGGTCTGAAATCGGAGCGGCGTTTGCATCGGACCATTCGGCAGATGGAGTCCAGTTCCCTGCGAGAGCCGTGCCACTGTTGGCAATTTCAGTGGATATCCTTGTATTGTAATCTTCGGCAATCCAATAGCCAGTCTTCCGTAGGGCTCTCTGGATTTCGTCAACCCCCTCTACATAATCTAGAGCGTCCTGGTCGATTTTGATCGCAAAACCGCGCTTGTTCAGGTTTGCAGCTTTCATCGTGAACTGCGAGATCTCCACATAAGTCCACTGGCCTGATGTAGTCATCAGTTTAGGTCTTTCCTTCTTAGTATCTCCAGAATCGCTTGTGATTTCCTGCTTATATGCGACTACAGGAGCAGTAGCCCGAACCTGTGGGAATATGTCAGTCCAGGCAAGCAGAGGGTTCATTATCTCGTACATTTTCGGGATAAGGAACCGCTTAGTCAAAAATTCTTCATTTGGTGCTGTTACAGACATTTTCAGACCTCCTTAAGTTGTCACCGTTCCAAATCCTTTGAATCCAACGAGAATAGAAACAGTTGCGCTTGCCGACTTAGCTGCGTATGTTAGAGGTATCATGTCAGATGATCCACCTGTAGCAACATCTACGACTGAAAGCCCATTTGCTGCCAAGCTCGCACTTGCACTTATGTCAAGTTTCCCTGTAGTGCCTGGGATTATATCTGCTTTATCGTCGCATACAAGGGTAGCTTTGAAAATACTCATCGGGATAAACAGCTCAACGGTTGCAATTCTGTAATACCCGGCTGCAAGCATATCGGCCCATGCGGACTGGTTTGCGGTTGGCTGTCTTACCCACTTTGGCTCATCTATGATTCTGCCTATTGCAAGATCTACATTGTTTGCAAGGGCGGTAACTACAATATTGTTTTCTGTTGCGTCTGCTGTGTTTGCAGGGTCCGTTGAGAGTGCTACCACGTCGCCCTTAGAAATTTCAGAGGCGAATGTGCAAACTGTCATTTTGCCGAAAGGACCGTATGCCGAGCTATTGACAGTAATATCCCCTTCCTTAAGGATACATGGGATTTGAGTTACAAAGCCATAGTCACCGGATATTGAGTTAGTTGCCATGCTTATGCCCTCCCAAGTAATTCATTGAACCGCCGGTTTATGGATTCGTAAGACTCACCGTCATCTTCAGGCTGATAACTCTGAGATGTGCCTGGACCCTTTGAAAGATCCACTTTTTTACCTGCAGTCAGAATCTTTATCTGTTCAATGCTTGGATTAGTAGACAGGAAAGCTTCAACAAACTCCTTACTATGAGTCTGTTTAAACTCTTCTATAGCGGTACTTCTTTCGGTTTCAGCAATGATTTCAGCCCGTCCGTCCGCTTTTCCTTCGGAGTAGGCAAGTTTAGTCCTCTCAGCTTCTCCAGCTTTATAGGATTCAAACTCTTTTCTTGTGGAAGCAAGTTCAGTCTCCAGTTTTGTTTTTTCAGATTCTAAAGCCGAAACACGGCTTACGAGCTGTGCTTTTTCGGAGACAACACTCTCGTATGTCTCCACTGATATGGCGGGAGTACCGCCTCCTTTGGTTTCTGACATAGTATCCTCTATTTGAGTTGGATATTTACTAGCGAGAATAGCAGCAAGAGCCGGAGGTATGCCTACCCCCATCGACTGATTTGCTGCCGGTTCATAAGGATCAGTAACAATAGTGCAACCTGTACCGTAACCCTTGATTACGTCCATAGTGTCTTTTCTAAATTCGATTGGTATGCATTCCTGGGAGAGTCCTCTAAAATCGGCGGAGTAAATTAGACTCATCAACCATTCTGGAATACCCGAAAAAGAAGCAATTACAAGTTTTTCTTCACTGTCGTATTCGATATCGTGAATAGTAGCCTTGACCCAATCATGATTAGGCTCATGGTTGATGGAAACTAAGCCGCCTTCCCAGGTCTTGTAATCCCGGGCAAGGAATTCTTCTGTGAGTGTAGCCTCTTCTCCCCGCATAGAATATGCTTTCTGACCTGCTTTCGCTATTGCCATGCGGAGATCGCCATTTTCGAGTTTTTTAGGAGCAAAAGAGCGTAAGGGTTCAGTTATGAAATGTTGAGGAGGATCGCAGATATTTCGTGGCATGTATGAAAAATAAGAAGAGTATATAAATAAAGGAAAATTAAAAACGCATTTTTGAAAAGACGTTGAATGCCTGAAAAACCGACTTAATGTGAGGCTCTGTATTGAGCTAAAAATAGAAGGTTAAGGTATTTAGACCTGATAAAAAAGATAATTGATTATAGAAGCTTTTATAACTTCTTGAAAACACCACTCGTACATTCCCCTTTCTCTGCAAGCTGTCTATCAAGCCCGCCACACGGACACATAATATCAATCGGCATTAAACAGCGTGGTATTTCATCCGAGCCTTTCTCGTTCATCTGGTGGATGATTGATATTGCATGATCCATACATGGGTTACAGCCGTGTTTTTGAGCTGTTTTTCGGAAATAGTCAAAAAGATTAGTTGTTAGAAGGAAAGCTGGCATTATACAACATCCTCCTGCGTTCCCTTCACATAATGACATATATAAGGAGTATAAGGAATGTTTGCATCGTCCATTGCGTCTTTTTTTATGAAGATTTTAGGACATGCTTTCTGCATTTCAACGAAAGAATTGAATTTTTGACCGGGATACAACTCTTGATCTGGGACGTAGACAGGGATATCGAGTTTTGAAGCTTCGGTTTTTAATTCGTCAATTTCTTTTTGTTTTGCTTTTATATCTATATTTCTTATCATGGTATAGGCTCCTGATTTTTTGATTTTGATTTTGATTGTTTATTCATGTTTAGATTCTTGGCTTTCGACATAGGCTTTCAGGACATCCAGGGATACTTGCCCCGTGGTAGCAAGGAAATATGAAGGTGCCCAGAAAGCATCTCCCCCAAGGAATTTCTTAGTTTCAGGAAATTCATTTCTAAGGACTCTCGCGGAGGCTCCTTTGATGCTGTTGATCACTTTTGTAAGAGAGGTGCGAGGGGTTGCCTTGAAGAGAATATAATGGTGATCTTCCCCCGGCTCTTGAGCTACGATTTCAATAGCCATTTCTGTATTCTTTTCTCTTTTCCATTTTTCAGCCATTTCAGAGATGATCTGTTTCAATCGCTCTCGAATGACTTCGTTATACAGGGCTTTTCTCCTGTACTTAACGACTAAGATTAAATGGTAATGCAGGGTGTATACGGAGTGAGCACCCTTGTCAAGTTTATAAACAGTCATTTTATTTCCTCTGAGGCGCGATTCACAACGTCCACTTTGCCCTGGGTGGGCGCAAATATTTTTTGTCATATGGAAGCCCTTCAATTTCTTGAAGTTTGGCTTTTTTACAATCCTCAGATGTGAGATCATAATTGTATCTAATATTAATCTCTT